ATATCACGGTAAATACCGGACTCAACTCGCTGTAGGAAAGCATCTTCAGTAATGTCTTGTACTTCAGTTACACGTTGAGCTGTGTAGAAGTTTGTTGATGACCAAGGTAATAGAATGTTATCAATCGGCACCCATTCGCATGTTGGACGACGTTGTTCATCGTCATAGCGCCATTTAAGGAATTGGGAACCGCCGAGTGGGAGCTGGGTCAGCAGCTGCTCCATCTCGTCACGGTATTCTGGAATTTGCTCAGTGAGCTGCCAGTTCATAAAGGTTACTTTACGATCGGCTGTATCTTCTTTTCGTTTGTCAGCATCACCTTTGATGTTCGATTTGACAAGTCCGTCGGGTGGTAATAGCTCTTTTGACGAGGAAGCTGCGAAGTCAACGCAAGCCTCGGCCATGACGGGATGCACAACTTTAGAAGCACCGTCGAAAGTAGCACCGCCAGGCGCGTCCTTACCAAGGCCGGTCCTACGAAGTCCTTCTTCGTACTGTTTATCCCTTTGGGACCGCGATTCTGTGTCGACATCAATCAAGTCCAAATATTCGTTGGCAAGGGAATTTAAAGTTTGCTCATCAAATTCTTCTGCCAAGTTTGTATAGAACTCTGGATTTTTTTGTGGACCTTGTGTTTCTTTAAAGTTAACTACTACGGAACCGTCATCTAATTCGATGACTTCTTGTTCAACTTCTTCATCATCCAAATCAAATTGTTCGGCGTACGCATCCATCTCGTCGTCTTGATCTTCTTTTTCGTGAAGATCATCTTCTGCGTCGAGGTTGGGCAAGTTGTTGCCGTTTTGAATCGGTAATTGGGGATTTGCCATAGGTTATTGTTTCTCTATTTGTTTCATCCAATTTGCTAACGCTTGTACTTCTAAAGCGGTTGCTCTTTGTTTCATTGTGTTGGCTTTAAAAGAAATCCAACAGACGTTTCCCGGAACATATCCGAGTTCAGGTTTGAATTTATCTAATGAAGGCGAGTTATCTGTGGCTTTGCCTTTTCGTTCACACCAAGATAGTTTAAGGCCCAAAACCGGGCAAATATCTTCGGCAATCTCCATTGCGTATTTTGAATCTATTTCAAATGGTATAGATTGCTTTTTAGCTTCTGATTTTCTTTGATTAATAATTCTACTAACATGCCCCAATTTTTCCTGCATTTGCGAGTCTTTTTTGGTATTTGTTTGAATATTTTTACAAAGACGGCACCAAGAAGCCAATTTATCTTTTGTGTGTTTGTGTTTTCCAAAATTGTCGGAAAATATTTTGCATTTACTGCATTGCTTCATTTTAACTCCCCTAAGTTGTGTAGTTGGAAACTAGGTTGGCTAGGGGGCCAAACAGGCGCTGCAGGCGCTTTTCGTGTTCCTATATACACTAATGCAAAATTATGGCCAAATCCGCCCTTATTGTGCATAAGGATTTGCTAAACGTTTGCTTGGTTCGGAATCGGCATAGTCGTAATCTCGAGCAGGTAACGGATCTAATCTAATCCAGCCCGAATCCCTTAATATTCTTAATGCTTGGGATAGGGAGTCCACATAGTCATCATGGCCCCCCATTTCGGGGAATGAACAGACTTGGCGCAAGAAACGCTTGGCCCATTCTGCATACTCCCCTTTTTGTTTTGTATCTTCTGGTATGTAAATCTTTCCTTTTGCAACTAAAGGGGCCACAATGTTAAGACGCTGTACCTTATCACTGCGGCCGGGATTATATGCTCGTACAGGAATTCCTGATTGCTGAAGTTCCTGAATCAAAGAAATACCTGCGCTTTTGTCCTCCATTAAAACTTGGTCTGCTTTACGGCCTTTACCGAATGTATTGTCTGCCCCGTATACAACTTCTTTAAAATCTTCAATTACTTTGCGGCGAAGTTCTGGGTAGGATAAATGCTGGTCCCAAGCATCCAATAGAATGGCACAAGTTCCCACGTCGGTGTTTTCAAAGATACCCCACACTGTGCAAGCTGTTGGGTCGTTGTGTGTTTTTTCTGAGGTAGCAGGGTCATAGGAAGCAATAACGTATTCTAGGTTTGGTGTTGGCTTGGAAGCCGGCCATTGCTTAAACATCTTGCGTTTGATGATACCAGATGACTCTGGGTCCAGAATCTCACCGTAAATCTCTTGCCGACCAATGTCGGTTCCGTCGTAGGTTTCTAGCTGTTTGAAAAATGTCTCGGAGAGGTTCGCCCGATTGTCATACGAGGATGCGTTTGCAACGTAGACGTCACCACCGACTTTACCTTCGTTGAGGTCAACAATGAGCTCTTTTGGCTTGGGGGTGGTGGTGATGATTTGCTGGACTCTGGGAAGTCTTGGATCTCTAAGACGCAATGTGAACTGTACTCCGTCGTATGCTGCGTCAATATAATCGAAGGCACACAACTCGTCAAACCAAGCTCCATGGTATTGTTTACCACGATACCGTTCTGGTTCTGAAGCTGGGATTCCTTGAATGAGGCTTCCGTTGATAAGGGTAATTTCAAAGAGGGACTTGTTGTAATCTCGTATAAGTGACGCGGGTATGATATTGAGAAGACCGGAGTCTCCTTCAAAGCAAGTTGCACGGATATCATTAGAGGTTGGGGCGGTGACAAGCCAGCGAGTGTTGTCGAAGATCCAAGCGCGAATACCAATCCAATGAGACGCAGTGTGCGTCTTGCCAGACCCCCGGCCCGCAAGCATAAGAAATGTGTCATACTCTCCATCCTCAGGTTCTCTTTGGTGTGGCAGTGCCTGTAGCTTCCATTTAATCTGCCAAACGGCGGCGTCAAGCTGTGCTTTAGGCCAGTGTTGCCTTTCAGTAATAAATTTGGTAAGGGTCTTTTCTTGTTGCGGGGTTAACATACAGCTATGAATCCTTCTCCGACCAGGTAACTATTATCAGCTCCTTCGGTTTCAATGTGAACGCACAATTGCGGCGGCAACTTGGAAATTGCTTTGATGTACCTACGTCCTTGGTGTACTAAAGGCTTTGGGTGTGGTATTTGGTTATTTACTAATTGTAACTTAGATCTGAAAATAAGTATATAGCTTTTACGCTGTTCATTTATTTCCAAGGTTGTTTTATGTCCTAATGATTCCACTAGCGCTTGTATCTGTTGGACAATTGGTAGATGCCCGTTAGTAAATCGGAATAGACCGGTTTTCTTGGAGTAGGATTTGGGTTTGGCGCACAAGATACCTTTGAGCAGTTCCAATCGTTGCTCTGCAGAAGCTAAGAGATAATTGTTTGGAATTCGGTACGGAAGGTCAAAGTTAAGGTGTGACTCAATGGTTGGGTGTACAGAAAAGTACTTTTCTCCATTTGAGTGTTTGCCCCGCTCTATTATGGAATACCCAGCGTCTTTAAAGGTTTCGGTAAGGAAGTCATGGTTGCCCTTAGAGAAGTGCATCCTTTTATTGCGGGTTTCATGGGTAAAGAACCAATAGCCAAAGATGAAAGGTGGGACGGGTAGGGACTGGTGGGGAAACTGAAGTGGCTTGGTGGTGGGTATAGAAAACGCATGGCTCCCATTGTTTTGCATTAGGTTGTCTGCTGGTAAGTCCGAAACCTTTTTAAACTTTAACGGGCGCTTGAATTTAAACTTGCCTTTGTATTGGAGTAGGCGGTCTCTGTAAACTTTGTCCTCGATTTGAAATCCAAGGTGTTGGTCGCCCTCCACTGTGAGGTGGTCATTGAATGTGACACGGTAGCAGCTGTCTGACCGGTATTCTTGGACCAGGGTTACTTTTTGGAGCCTACCCTCTTTGTCAAATACGTAATCCCCTGCCCGTAGGTCATGGGCTGTCTTCCAATAATCAAGCGTTAGTATTTTTTGGTTTGCAAGGATTGCCAAAGTTTTTCATTATCCAATAATCTAGCCAATGCCCTAACGGCATCCTAATACTGCTCTCCACGGATGGGGGTAGTTTTCGTATATCAAACCGTTCTGTGACTCTTAGCCTAAACTGAATGTAAGCTGAGGTTTCTTTTGGAAACACTTCGGCAGGTACATCGGCAAGATCCATAAAGTCCTTGTTGGCTACCAACACTCGAAAGCCACAAAACTTTCTTTCTGCATTTTCCAATGCACCTTGTATTTGGTATACATACTTAGTCATACATCAACTAATGCAAAATTGCTTTTGTTTTCGCCCTAATCCAGGAAATAAACATCTCCGGGACAGGGAAGACATAGAAGACAGGGTATATTTATCTATTTTATTAAAAAAAAAAAAAAAAAAAAAAATCTAAGAAAGAGTGAACATACCCTGTCTTCTGTGTCCTCCCTGTCCCGGGATGCTGTAAGTCATTGATTTATATAGAGCGTCCAGTTTTTGGCAAAAAATATAAAAACTCACGGTCTGTGGGGCCCCCGGACCGAGGCCATGGGGGTCTAAAATTTTGGGGTGTCGTGTTTAAACAACACCCCCTTACCGCTAAAAAGGAGGGGTATTCCACATTGTGAAATGCTATCTCATAATGTGGAACGCACCGACTCTGTCCCTATTGTTTATGTTGCACCGCACCAATGCACCAATGTGGGGATGTTAGTAAGTGCTTACAAACCTAAGCACCACTTTGGTGCGCTTATGTTGCGGTGCAATAGTTAAGCACCAGATTGGTGCACGATGTTGCGGTGCAACATGGCAGATTGGTGGCGTGGTGTTTAAA